AAGCCCTCGCGGAAGGCTTGGGCAATTCGGGATTGGCCGGCTCCATTATTTCCGCCATACTCTCCATCTTGGACGAATTGGCGACGGAGGGTATCGGGGGTATCGTCGCGGGGTTGACAGACACCGTGCTCGGCGCCGTCAGTGGCATTATCGACAATATCTTTTCGTTGGAGTTTTTCCAACAAATCGGCGAGTCCCTGTTGAAAGGGGCGGCCAATATCCTCGACGCGCTATCGTTCGGGGGCTTGGGCAAACTGGTGGGGAACGGGGACAGCGACCCCCATTTGGAGGAGGACATGGAGCGCCTGAGTTTGACGAACGAAGCCTTGATCGCCGCCATCGAGTCGTTGACCGATGAGATAAAGGGCTCCTCCGGCCAACAAGCCACGGAGCTCTATGAAAAGCAGATGGCCCGTCTGGACGAGGCGGAAGCCCATACGCGGGAACAAATGCAGCGGAGCGCTTCCGCTTACAGCAACGGGCTTTGGGGCATAGGCGGCAAAAAGTCCTCCAACAAAAAAATAGACGATGCCATGAGCGGTAACGAATGGCAGCGTATCAGCGAGGTGGTCGGAAGGACGATCGGCGAGGCCGCCGATTTCTTGAACCTGTCGAGCGAGGAGATGGCGAAGGTCGCCCGGGAAGCGCCCGACCTTTATGCGAAAATCAAGGACTATGCCGATGCGGGCTACAAGGATGCCGCCCGGTATATGGACGACTATATCGCTTTCGCCGAGCAGCGGAAGGAGTTGGAACAGGCCTATTACGAGAGTATCACGCAGGTCTCCTTCGACAGCGTGTACGACAGTTTTATCGACATGCTGATGGACATGTCGTCAGACTGGGAGGATTTTTCCGACGACATGAGCGAGTATCTGATGCGCGCCCTGTTGAAGACCAAGCTGGACGAATTGCTTAAAACGGATATGGAGGATTGGTACGCCACCTTCGGAAGGGCCATGTCCAATGGAGAGCTGACCGACGAGGAAATCGAGGACTTGAACAAACAGTGGGAGGAACTTGTAAAAAAAGGCCTCCATATCCGCGACAGCATATCGGAGGCTACCGGCTATACCGGGGACGACGGCGGAACGACACAGAGCGGGAAACCGGGCGGGTTCGCCGCCATGAGCCAAGAACAGGGCACTAAGCTCGAAGGGCTCTTTGTCTCCGGCCAGATGCACTGGGCCAGCATCGACGAGCGAATGCAGGACGTGAGCGAGCAGATGGGCGCAGCCGTGGACCACCTGCGGCGTATCGAGGAGAACACCGGCGCCAGCGCCAAGCATTTGGGCGAGATTAAGGACGAAATAAAAAAAATTGTACGCGACGGCTTGAAGATGAAATGACGACAACCTGTTAAAATCAACGAGATATGGCAATGGATGCGATATTGGGCGGGAAAGCGCTCGTCAACGGTACGGACATCTGGAAGGAGTACGGCGTGTTTCTGGCCGAGAAAAGGCGGGGCGACCGCAACAACTTGAAGGCGATCCTGTCGCCGGCCAAGACGAAAACCCATGTGGCCGTGGATATACGCGAGGAGAACGGCGAGAAGTACTCGGCCTCGCTCGACGTGAAGAATCAGGCCCGGGACGTGAAGCTCTGTTTCGCCCTCTATGCCGACACCCGGGAGAAATGGCTGGCTCAATACAAGGCCTTCATCACCCTGTTGAAGCAGGGCGACGACGGGTGGCTCGACATCGAATTTCCCGACCTCGACATGACCCTTCGCGTTTTCTACAAGGAGGCGAGCGACTACGAGCCGCTCACTTACCTCTGGCGGGAAGGCAAGCAGGCGAGCCGCTTCTACGTCACTTTTCGGGAGCCGAACCCGACGATTTAAATGACGATTGAACAGCATTAAAACGACCTTAAAACAAGAGTAAGATGATCACGATATACGGCAGCGACGGCATGGCGAAGACACAGGTTCCCTGCGACGACAACTCGACGCAGGAGATGGAGTTGCAGGGCGACAACGCGCTCAGCCTGTCGTTCACGCTCTACGAACACGTGGCGCTCGAAGTCAACGACTATGCCGAGTTTATGGGCAGGAAGTACTGGCTCATGGAACGGTATCACCCCGAGCAAGTGTCGACGGTAGAATGGAAGTACGATATCAAGCTCTACGGCATCGAGAGTCTGGTGAAGCGCTTCCTTGTTATCAACGACACGGACGGGGACGACGAGCCGGTCTTCACCCTGACCGCCCCGCCGAGGGACCATGTCGCCCTGATCGTAAAAAGTATCAACAACGGCATGGGTAGCGGCGACTGGAAGGTGGGCACGGTGGAGGGCGCCGACAACATCGTCATCGACTATTTCGGAAAATATTGCGACGAGGCGCTCAAAGAGGTGGCCGAGAAGGTTGGACACCGCGCCGAATGGTGGGTCGAGGGGCAGACCGTCAATATCTGCCGCTGCGAGCAGGGCGAGGAGGTGACGCTGGCCTACGGCAAGGGGCTGCTCTCGCTGAGCGGCGACATGGCCGACAACGCCAAGTTCTACACCCGGCTCTACCCGGTGGGCAGCTCCCGCAACATCGACCCGGAGAAATACGGCCACACCCGGCTGCAACTGCCCGGCGGCGTGAAACACGTCGATGTGAACGTCGACAAGTACGGCGTATGGCATCACTACGAAGCCGAGGCTTTCGCCGGCATTTACCCCAAGCGTATCGGCACGGTGAGCTCGGTGCGGAAGGAAGAGACGAAGGACGAGGAGGGCAACCCCTTTACAATCTGGTATTTCAAGGACGAAAGCCTCGATTTCGACCCGAACGATTACGAACTGGCCCGGCAAGTCAAACGGGTATCCTTTCAGGAAGGTTCGGAACTGGCCGGGCTCGGAGAAGAAGCCGACGACACCTATTACTTCGAGGTCAACTACGACAGTGAGACCCGGGAGTTCGAGATCATCACCATCTGGCCCTATGACGACGACACGCAGCTTCCCAACGACACCTTATCGCCCCAAGCAGGCGACAAGTATATCCTTTGGAATATCCGCATGCCGGACGAATACTATCCGCTGGCCGAGCAGGAATTCAAGGAGGCGGTCGACAAATACAACGAGGAGAATGCCGTCGATGTGAGCCGTTACAAGGCGCCGACCGACCATGTATATATCGAAGAGCACGCCATCGACCTCTATGTGGGGAGACGGGTGAGGCTCGAAAGTGCCAAATATTTTCCGGAGACGGGCTATCGCAGCAGCCGAATCACCAAGATTACCCGCAAGGTCAACCTCCCTTCGCAGGTCGACCTCGAAATCAGCGACGCCACGAGCACCGGCGCGATGACGACCATCAACGACAACATCACCGCCGTCGAGAACTATGTGCGGGAGGCCACGTCGGGCTCTTTCCCCGACCTCATACGGAGCTGGGACAACACCCTGCCCACCGACAACAACGTGTTCAGCGCGCGGCGTACCCTCAAAGAGGCACTCAGCCGCCTGCACCCCGACACGGCACAAGGGAAAATCACTTTCGCGAAAGGGCTGGACATCGGCGTCTATTCCTCGCTCGTAAGCGGCGGAACGTTCAGAACCGATGAACAGGGTAACACCTATATCGAGGCGGACAACATCTTTATCCGAAAGAAGGCGACCATACAGGAGACGCAGGTCAACCGGGTCACCCATATCGCCGGGGAGTATATCGTCAGTTCAGCCTCCTTCGCCCACCTTTTCCGGGTGGAGGAGTTCGAAACGCATTACCGCTGTTATGCGGACGACGGGACTGTCGCCCCCGAAAACGACTTCATCGTGGGGGATATGGCCATCTGCCGGGCGGTCGACCGGACGGAGACCTTGAAGCCCCGCTACTACTGGCGCAAGGTGGTCGGGGTCGGCGACAACTACGTCGACCTCTCCAAGACGGATGCCGACGCCGGTTCGGATATCCCCGTAGCCGGGGACGCCCTTATCCAGCTCGGCTACGATCCGGTGGTGGGCGGCAGCGAGGAGCCCGGGCGACAGAACGCCGTCATCATCTCCTCCGTCGCCATCGACGCCCCCAGCATCAAGCTGTTGCAGGGTATCGGCTCCTACACCTTGCAGGGCAAGGAGGTCGTCAGTCAGGGATTCGACAAGACCACCGCCCGGGCTTTCCTCAAAGTCCTCGGCGACTTTGCCGTCGGTGTCCCCGAACAAAACACCTATCTGGTCTACGACTCGGTGAATAAGGTGCTACGAATTAAGGGCAAATTCATTACCGAGCACTACGACGACCTCGACAAGGCCCTCGAAGAGCGCGAATACCTCAAAGAAGCCTTCCGTAACGACACCGCCATCGACGGGGGTGTCAGCGCCACGAGTCTCGTGCAGCTCGGTTACCGCACCTCCGAAGGCGAGTATGTCGTCATGAGCGGGGTGAGCGGTCTCGACCGGGGAGCCGGCAGTATCTCCTACTGGGCGGGCGGAGAGCCCGTGGATCGCTTTACCTACGACGAGGAATCCGGGAAATACGTCGAAAAGGAGGGCCTTGCCGGCAACGAGGCCACGGCCCTGATCCGCATGGACGGCACGGGCTATCTGGCCGCCGGCAATATCCGGTGGGACAAGAAAGGGAAAATCGACACCAACCTCGGGGCATTCTACTTCGGCGACAAACTCATCGACGCCTATCTCAACATCTTTCAGCTTAATGAAGATTCGGAGAGCGGGAAACTGCTCGATGTCACGCCCCTCGTGCCCATGACCGACATCGATGTCAACCATAGCGTCACCATCGGCGGGGCGACGCTGGTATGGGACGCCGCCAACAAGGCCATTAAAGTGTACGACTCGAAAAACGGGGAACCGATAAGCCTCTATACCACCGGCAGCCTCTCTGCTCTCGGTCTCGGCAACCTCGAAGGGGGCGGCGGTGGCGGAGGAGGGCTCATCAAGCTCGTTCATGGGTTCGACGATCTGGGCGGCGTGTTCGACAACACCACGATGACGGATACTTTCAACGCCTACACCATCAACGAGATTTGGAAACTCGCCAACGCCGGCGCATCTACGATAGGTACAGGCAATGTGGTGACGGCGGTCAGCAAGACAGCCCTCGGTATCGTTGTCACCAAAGGCATCACCCTGTACGATTGGGTGCAGCAGCCGAACAAGCCAACTTATTCGCTCTCGGAGATAAACAACGTGAGCGGTACATATACGGGGCTGACCGTAGGCAAGGCGAACAACGCCGATTATGCCACGAATGCCGGATATGCCGTCTCGTCGGGAAATTCCGCCAACACGAACGCCTTTGCGAACAAGGACATTTACCACTACCAAGAGGCCGGGTGGATTATTCTGTCATCGCATAAGTATATAGATTCCGAGAGTCGTTGGTATTGGAATAAGATTGCTACCGTCACGGACTGCCATACGAATTATTCGGGCGTGGTCATCGAAATCGAGGCCGTCGAGGATTATGTGACCGGAGGAGCCGTTTACGGAAGGCTTTACCTTACCTGCGGGGAGGGTGCTATATCCCTTAACTTGATGACCATGCAGAAATGTCAATCCCAGAGGGAGCTGTACATACATGCCTGTATAGACAAGAGCGGGAACGTGTGGGTGAAAACGAATACGCAATGGCATAACCAATTCCGGTTCAGAATCGTCGGGAAAGAGTACCTCTATATCGACACATATACGAGCGAGATAGAAAGCACTCTCGACAAACCTGCCGACACGAGCGAGGAGATAGAAAACCGGATAGTCGTGCTCCGGGACGGTAATTTCACGTATTTCTCGAACTCCCGCCTCGACAACGTCACTTGCAGCCAAGCCGATAAATTAGCCACTTCCCGGACGATCTGGGGACAGTCGTTCGACGGGACAGGTGACGTTTCGGGTAATCTGACCGGTGTAGGCAGCATTTCCATGACCGGCGACATAAATGGAGCTGACAGAATTTACTGCTCGGGAGTCGTGGCGGGAACCGGTAACAGTAGGGTTACTATCTATAATGGCGGGATATTGGCCACAAACTATCTCCGTTCGAACGGGTATATCACATCAGCCGGTAATATCACGGCCGGAGGGGATATATCGTCGCAAGGCAATATCTCAGCACAAGGCTCGGTCACTGCTCTAACGACTTCGGACAAACGTTTGAAGCGAGATTTCGACTATACCCGAAGTTACACCGACCGCCTCTTGGCGATGGGCAGGGTATGCGATTTCCGATACACCGAAAAAGCCCGGGAACGCGACAAGGGAGGCGTGGACGGGGAAGCCCATACGGGACTGATCTATCAAAAGGTGAAAGAGGTATTGCCATCGATGGCCTACGAGACGGAGGACGGTTACGGGGCTCTGAACTACCTGTCGCCCGACTATATCAACACCATCGCCGGTGCGACGCAGGAGACCGCCCGTCTGGTCAAAAGCCTGAGAGAAGAAATAGACAAGCTAAAAAAGGAATTGTCCGAATTAAAAGGGAAAGGAGGAAAGTGAGCCTATGGCAATCAGTAGTAACAAAATCATTGCCCCGGTAGCGATAACCGACCCCTATAACCTGCTGGGGATTTATCCGAAGAACGGGGTATGGGACGTGGCCGACATCGTTGCCCTCGAACGACCCCTGTTGCAGGGAGGCCTTCCGGGACGTATCAACAAATGGAGCCGGCATAAACCCGTGCGCTATCCGCAGGCCGCACCGCTATCCGAAAATTATCCCCAGCAATCCGGCGGTGTCACTACATATATCGACCAGTGGGAGGGAAGCGAGACGGATAAGAGTCAGGGCATACGCTATGGCCTGAAAGCCACGATACCGCACGGTACGAATATCGTCGCTATCCATGATACCTCTTTCGATTATGTCGCCTATCCGCACCCGGGTACGGATTTTTGCCGCCTCAGTGACTTCGACGGCTACGACCACAATGCGGAACCTAATCTTACCGGAAGTAAAATTGACGAAATTAGTGCGGACGTGCCGTATCTTTTTGTCGATATTAATTATTATGATACTTCGGTGAATCCTACCGGCGTACCCGTCGAATCGTGGCTGTCGCTGGCCTCCGACAAGAGTATCGGCGATTATTACCCGGCTATTTTGGTAACCGATGGAAATGGAAGCAGTTTTGCTCGATTGCTGACAAATACCTCGACAAATACCGTAACCACCTTGCGGGTGGGCAATGTGTGGTACTCCGCTTTCAAGGTAAAATTTTTCAGTGACGGTACTACTCCGCCGATACTTCCTGTCGGACAGAGCGACACATTTCCGGGGGAGGATTCGGTAGGGGCAAATTTGAAGGTGACATTGTTCCTTATCAATAAGAAGTCGTTCGAATACTGGACAGGGGTCGACAAACAGATCACCGTGGCGGATTATTTCCCCATACCCACATCGATAGCCATGACAGCCGAGATAAACAGCACATATACCCCGATTAAAATCGTGGATTTCACTTTTCTTTCGAGTTACTTTCAGGTGCGTATCAATTTTCCGAACGGGAATCCTCCGGTGGGTGAGAAATACACCTTCCGCATTTCGGGGTCCGGATTCCTCGCGATATATGATTACGAATACAAGGGAACCGGGATTCTCATTTTGAATATCCCTTTGGGGACGACACATCCGGACCTTCCACCGGGAACCCATACCTATTACCTGACCTGTTCCGTGTATGGGGTCTCCTCGTCGGGAGAGGCCGGCGTACAACTCGACTCCCTATCCAAAAACGTGACATTCGACATTCCCGACAGCGGGATTATCAGTTAACCATAAATACAAAACATTATGATTGAGTTAGTAAAAATCAGCGAGAACATCAGCCGTCAATTCGACGGACAGGAAACGGTAGATAACCTGCAAGCGGTCAATTACCGAATTGTGGAGAATGGAGTGGAAAAAGGCCATGTCACTGTCGGGCAAGGCAGCTTTAACATGAATGTCTATTCCATGACCTCCACGGTCGAGGAGACAAAGGGCCTTGTGGAAAAAATGTTCAACGCATTATCCGATGGCAGCGATGAGTGAAAAAAAGTACGAAGAGAAATACTCATGGGAAGGTATTAAGGCCGGTTTGGAGTTTTCAGATATGAATGGTTCCCCCATCGATGTGGAGGGACTGAAATTCCGCTTCATCTATCGGGATCAATACGGCCGGACGTGCGAAGTCTCGCAGGAGGGTGACAAGCGGGTGAATTGTGTCCTTCGAGACGGCGAGCTGATAGCCGTATTCGAGCCGAACACTTTCCGCAAGGGAATCCTTACCGTAGAAAGGCATTATTGCCGTACCGACTCCGATTTCGCAAGCGGATACTGGGAGTATGGTGGTGAGTTCGAGACGAACATTAAAATCGTATGAGGTATGGAGAAGTGCGATTACGTGATGGTGAAAGAGCGGATAATTGTACCGGATGCCGTTGCGGTAAAAGAGCAGATCATCGTGCCGGAGGCTGTCGCGGTGAAAGAGACGGTCAGCGTGCCGGTGGAGGTGCGCATAGAGCGGATGCCGGCGTATCACCCCGACCCTTTGTGGCCGGATTTGGAATCTTGCCCGGCAGGACATATCTGGGCCGTCTGTTACAGCTTTGACGAAGGAGATTACGATATCTGTTTTTCCCAAACCTACGTGGAGGGAAAAGTGGACTGGGGCGACGGCGAGAGCGAAGATATTTTAAACCGGTATGCAAGAGCCTCGCACCACAAGTTCGCTCGGGGAACAGGTCGTCCGGACAGCCGGGGCCGGGAGTTCTGGTTAGTGGACATCGCGGCGGAAGATAAAAGTTCCGGTATATATGGCGGACTCACATTTTCCCGATACGGGAACAACAGCTACAATACATTGGACATCGACGGGCGAAACGGGATCGTCGCACTTTGCATAGGGGAAGGTTTGAAATTCCAAGTGACCGTATCGGAGGAGTATATCCATCCGCTGCTCGAATATGTGCGGGTGAAGGGCGACGAAGTGTGGAAGCCGGTAAGTTTCGGCTTGATTTACTCGGTCAAAAAGGTGAGGTACAACGAGAAGGCGAGAGTGGAATATCTGATCGGAAGCCCTGTCCCGGCTTCGTATTTCGATTTCCCGTTTCGGATTGAACATTGTCGGTATTTTGCCAATGTCTCGTATCTGGGTAATTCGAGAATCGACCGGGAAGTGTTGGATTTCAGCACTTGCGAGTTGAGTAGTACGAATTACAATTCGAATCCGAACCGTACCGGTATCAGCAGCATAGCGAACAACACGAAGTTCTTGGAAGTGTTGCGCATGCCGAAAATGTACGACAGATGTACTCAAATGACCGATTTTATTTCGAATTCGAATATCCGGCGTATAGAGTTTTACGCAGGCGACAGTCTGGCAAATTGTAAAAACATAATCCGATTCGCCAATAGCTGTACCCTGTTGGAAGAAGTGGAGAACTTCCCGGGAGACTTGGGCAAGAATGTGGAGAATGTGGACTGCTGGGATATATTCTCATATTGTTATTCGTTACGCCAGACAGAGGTGAATTTCCCGTATGCGAAGATGCGTAGGGTCAGCTTTCCCGGCACGGATACCCGCCGCAGTGTGCCGATAAGCCGGCTGGTGTTTCACCCGGACAGCCCGTTCGACCAAAAAGGCGATGCGAATCATATCAATATCAAATATTGCCGATTCGAGCGAAAAGGACTGGTGGAACTGTTCGAGCTACTGCCTGACTTCTCGGGAGGGACGACTCGCCAAATCGACATCACAGGGAATCCCGGCGCGGAGGAACTGACGGAGGAAGAACGGCAGATCGCCACGGATAAAAACTGGATAATCGTAGGGTAAAGTAAATAGAGAGATACATGCAAACGAAAAAAGCGAAAGAGGGATATCTGCTGGTGTCCCGAAAAGAAGGCTCCCTTTCCGTTACCGACCGGGTTTCCGCTCCGGACGGCGCCGACCTGAGCGATTGGGAGGAGCTCCCCGAGGCGGAGGCGAGAAAGTTGGAACGAATGTTTAATGAACAACAGAATAAAGGTATGTAAAGGATCTGCTAAAAAAACACGAGGACGGGGGATAAAAAGAAAGCCCCCGGCCTGTCAATAGTCATCTCACCTACATATTAACGCATATACGCCACAAGAGCGTGACCGGGGGCAAATACCCTTTGGCCACTCTTGTGGTTTTTTATGCTTCGCATGTAAGTGAGATATTGCAAATGTACTATTTTTTTTGAGATATGAAGGTAATAGAGATATTGAAATTAAATCGGGAACTTCTAAATATTTGTCGCACCGCGGGTATCCGCCTCGACGATGTACGCTACATCGAGTTATATAATGAATATAGCCGGCTGCTGGCCGAGGGCGAGAAAATCACCTATATTGTGGCCGCGCTCTCCGATAAGTACGGGGTGTGCGAACGAACGGTATATGACCTTATCCGGCGATTGAAGGCGGAATGTAACCTCCTTGCAGTGTGATGCGCCGCTCTTCTCATGGCATGACGGGGGCGGAGCGATACCTTTGCCGGCAAAAAATGACACGTCATGAACAAATATTATCGGTTACTGGACAGAATCCTCATCGACGGCAAGACGCAAACCGGCAGGAAAGGCACGAGTCGCTATCTGCTTAACGAGTCGCTCTCGCTGACTCCGTCCGACCTGCTCGACATCTTCGAGGGGCATAATATCGCCCGGCGCAAGCTCAGGGACGAACTGCGGCTCTTTATGAACGGTGAGCGTAGTGTGGAGAAATACCGGGAGGCGGGTATCAGTTGGTGGGATTACTGCGGCCATACGCTGGTGAACAGTTACCCCTCCTACTTCGAGAAGCTGCCGCCGCTCATCGCCAAAATCAACCGGGAAAAGCGCAGCAGTAAAAACTATGTGCTGTTCCTCGGATCCACCGACGCGGAGACCAATCAAGCCCCGTGCCTCAGCCTCGTACAATTTCAAATCGACGGCGGCGAGCTGGTGCTGTCAGCCTACCAGCGCAGTTCCGACGCCAACCTCGGACTTCCGGCCGACATATATCACTTGTACCTGATGTCCCGGCAAATCGATTTGCCCCTGCAATCTGTCACCCTCAACCTCGGCAACGTGCACATCTACGACAATAACATCGCCCGTACACGGGATTTGCTCGCCGGGAACGAAAATGTCAAATTCGAGTTAAACGTATGAAAAAGAAAATGTATTTATCGGCCCCGCTCCCATTCGTAGGGCAGAAGCGCATGTTCGTGCGCGAGTTTATAAAAGTTCTGAAACAGTTTCCCGACGACGCCACCTTCATCGACCTATTCGGAGGCTCCGGCCTGCTCTCCCATATCGCCAAGCGGTGCAAGCCGAATGCCACTGTGGTGTACAACGATTTCGACAATTACCGCCGTCGACTCGAAAACATACCGCGCACCAATCGATTGATCGCCGATATTCGAGAAATCGTGGGCAATACCGTTCCTCGGCACAAGGCGATCACCGGAGACATTCGGGAGCGCATATTCGACCGCATTCAGCGGGAGGAGCGCGAAACCGGATACGTGGATTTCATCACGCTCTCTGCCTCGATTATGTTTTCGATGAAGTATAAGCTGAGCGTCTCGGAGATGCGGAAAGACACCCTCTATAACAATATCCGCAAAAACGATTATCCGGAATGTCTCGACTATTTGGAAGGGCTGGAAATCACCTCTCGGGATTATCGGGAGGTGTTCAATGAGTACAAGGATACGCCCGGTGCGGTGTTTCTGGTCGACCCGCCCTATCTCTCCACCGAGGTGGGGACCTATACGATGTACTGGCGGCTCTCCGACTATCTCGATGTGCTGACGGTTCTCGCCGACCATTCGTTCGTCTACTTCACCTCCAACAAGTCGTCTATCTTGGAGCTCTGCGATTGGATGGGCAGGAATCGGACTTTGGGCAACCCCTTCGAAGACTGTATAAAAACCGAATTTAATGCCCATGTGAACTACAACGCCACGTATACGGATATAATGCTATATAAGCG